TTTTACCTCTGGCGGTGATAATTGAGCTTGTCCATTAGGAGATGATTATGAGCCAGAGAATAAAACTCAAAGATTATGTAGAGCAGTTTGGCCAGACAAAAGCAGCAACCGATTTAGGCGTTTACCAGAGTGCGATTTTTAAAGCGATTTCACTCAAGCGTGACATCACCGTAATTCTCCATGAAGACGGGACGATTTCGGCGGAAGAAGTGAAGCCGTTCCCTGCAAATCGTAAGTGTGATCACAAGTCTATATCGACAGCTTTCTAATTTTAACCACAGGCAAGAGGGCTTAACCGTGGATCAGAAGCACTGGCAAGTAGAAAAGCAACCGGCATGGCTGGTGGCAGCAATCAAGAAGACGATTTCGAGTCTTCCGGGTGGTTATGCAGAAGCAGCTGAATGGCTGGGTGTAACCGAGGATGCGCTGTTCAACCGTCTGCGCACTAATGGCGATCAGATTTTCCCAATGGGCTGGGCGATGGTTCTGCAGCAGGCAAGCGGTACCAAGCACATCGCGAATGCTGTCTCACGTCAGTCAAACAGCGTCAACGTCCCGCTGGTGGACATTGAGGATGTGGATAACGCGGACATCAATCAGCGCCTGATGGAGTCTGTCGAGTGGATTGGTAAGCATTCTGCCTACATTCGCAAGGCAACCGCTGACGGCGTGATTGATGCGGCTGAACGTGAGCAGATCGAAGAGAACAGTTATCAGGTAATGGCGAAGTGGCAGGAGCATCTGACGCTGCTGTATCGCGTTTTCTGTGCTCCAGAAAAGGTGAACGCCGCTGGATTGCAGTCCGCGGCGTTCGATGCGACTAAATCAACGTGTGTGGAGAACTAATCGCGTGATCAATTTAACCAGAAAATCAGGATTACCGCAATTCCGTTGCCTTCCTTCAGCTGGTGGCCGCTTCAGCAGTGAGCCGCTGCGGTATGTGCTTAATGTACCAGGCGTCAGCGAAGAAGTTAACCACAGCTTTCTGAGCTGGGCTGTGGGCTATATCAACCAGCAACTGAAGGATGCCCAATGCGAGAGCTTGACCGAATCTTCCGCGATAAGCGCGGCATCCCTGTGCGGGGCATTCGCTGGGAGCCAGAGAACGACCGGGTTATCTACCTGCGTGACAACTACGAACATGGCGAGTGCTTCAGCTCTCTCGAACGGTTCAGGCAACACTTCAGAGAGGTTGGGGTAAATCATGAGCGTTAAATTATCAGCATTCGTCTGGGATGGCTGCGCATCATCCGGCATGAAGATCACTATGGTTGCCATCATGGCACGCCTGGCTGACTTCTCAAGCGATGAAGGTGTTTGCTGGCCGTCAATCGCTACCATTGCACGTCAGATTGGCGCGGGTCCGAGCACCGTTCGTACCTCGATCCGCAAGCTGGAAAGTGAAGGCTGGCTGACCAGCACATCACGCCGCAAGGGTAATCGTAATAACTCCAATATGTATCAGCTGAACATCAAAAAGCTTCGCGAATCAGCTGCTGCTCACCTGTCAGAATCTGAGGCGTCAGAATCTGACACATCAAAATATGACGCATCAAAATCTGATGCACCGAATTTTGACGCGTCAAATTTTCACCCGTCAGAATCCAGCAAAAATAACAGTTTTGACCCGCCAGAATCTGGCGACGATCCGTCAGTAAATTCAAAACATGATCCATCAGATAAAAAACCCCTTTGTCAGGTTGCGCCGCAACCAGACGATGAGTGGTCAATTATCAATCGCTCCCGTCAGGTTTTACGCCACCTGAACAAAATTACCGGCGCAAAGCACACCGAAGCGCAGTCGTCGATGGGTCACATCAAGTCACGCCTGAAAGACGCGTTCACGGTGGAAGAGCTCTGTCTGGTGGTGGAATACAAACACGCGCACTGGGAAGGCACCGAGGAGTACCAGTACATGCGTCCCAAAACGCTGTTCATCCCCGGCAACCTGCCTGGCTATCTCCAGTCAGCGACCAAATGGGACAAGGCCGGTCGCCCACCACGCTCTGAGTGGAATGCCCTGAAGCGCAACATGCAGCGGGATATCACAGTCATTCCGCAGCCTGACAGCTCAGTGCCTCACGGCTTTCGCGGTTAACGGGGGATAAATCATGATCAACCACGAATCAAAAATTCTTGAACTGATTACCCGCAACGGCCCGCTGAAGGTTCGCGACCTCTGCAAGCTAACCGGACTGCATGAGACGTCAGTTAAGCGCTTTATCAAACCGCTGTTCACTAAGGGTCTGCTAAAGCGTGCCAGCGACTGGAGCTACTCGATCAACACCGACCCGTTGCCGGTTGAGAGCGAGAGATACAGCCACAAGGTGAAGCAGGCCGCCGAACTGGAGAGTAAGGGGTTCTGGCTGCGTGCAGCACAGGTATGGCGTGAGGCGATGATGGTAGCGAAGTTCGACATGTCACGCAACGAAGCCAAAGAGAACTGCGACCGCTGCGCCGTGAAGGGTTCATTCAACTGTGGCAGCTACGGTGGACTCGACACAGGCCGCATCATTTCAGCCAGCGTTAACAGGGATTTGTTATGAAAGCGCACCTTAAGAGCCACTACGAACGAAATGAGATTTTCTATCAGGCCATCCCCACAGCAGTAGTGATGATTGCCGCCCTGATTTTTGTCCTGACATGGGAGCTGACCACAGCATGAGTACTTTAGCGCGCATTTACGACGATAAGAAAACCAGCGACACCGACATCACCACCCGCAAGACCTACCTGCTCGGTGTTGATGAGCTGTATGTCGAAACTAATTACAACATTCGTGATATTGACCAGACCCATGTCGAGGAATTCCGCGACGCCTTTATCGCCGGTGAGCATGTGCCTCCGCTGGCTGTCAAGGTCACGGAAAAGGGCATCAAGATAATCGACGGCCATCACCGGTATTACGGTGCGAAGCTGGCACAGGAAGCAGGCTACACGCTGCGCCTTGAGTGTAAGGACTTCGTGGGTAGTGAAGCAGACAGCGTGGCGTTCATGGTCACCAGCAGTCAGGGCCGCGCCCTGTTACCGCTGGAACGTGCAGCAGCATACCAGCGCCTCGTGAATCAGGGTCTGGAGCCAGCGGAGATTGCCGCCAAGGTGAAGCGTTCGATCACCGATGTTGAACAGCACCTGCAACTGCTGACCGTTGGCGAACCGCTGATTGAGATGGTGAAGTCCGGCGAAGTGGCCGCTACCACAGCAGTAGCCCTGCAGCGTGAGCATGGCGTGAAAGCATCATCAGTGGCGCAGGAGCAGATGCAGAAGGCCAAAGCAGCTGGCAAAAAGAAACTGACCCGCTCGGCAGCCATCGTATCACCGGTTAAATTGCGTGAAAAAATCCGGGCGGAGCATGCGGCGTGGTCGCAGGAAACGTTTGGCGATGTTGGCCCGATTGGTCCTCTGAAGCACCTGGCAAAAGAAGCGATGGAAGCAGCCGAAGCGCCCGATGACCTGTCCGAATGGGCTGACCTTCAGTTTCTGCTGTGGGATGCCATGCGCCGCGCCGGTATCACTGAGGAAGAGCTTAACGCCGCGATGGAATTAAAGCTCAGCGTCAACAAGGCCCGCAACTGGCCCGAACCAAAAGACGGTGAGCCGCGCGAACACCTGAAGGCCGATAGTGAGGAACCCGTTCAGTCTGAAAAAGACTATGGCGATGACCTGCCACTGCTGAAGCACGAAATCCTTGAGCAAAGCGGTGTTGAGGTGTGGGCCTGCGTTCAGGCCGCGTTCAAAATGAAAGCTGAGTACACCTACAGCGAATCCAAGTGGGCGCATACATGGGCAGCCGACTCTGTTGAGAACCCTACCTGTGTGACAGTGCCGGCAGAGACGATTGCCAGCGCCGTTCGTCTCATCAGGCAGCATCAGGACGATCTTGAACTGAAGCTGTGGCTGTCAGAGCAGCACGATGATTCAGACGTTGCAACTGAGCAACTTATGCGCTTCTCAGCGGTATTGTCAGAGATTCGCCAGGACCAGCCATGCACGGTTCAGGAATTCATCGCGCTGGTGGGGCAAACCGACCGTGATTGCTGGTCAAATATCCGCATGCTGCGTCAGGCAGTCCGCGAGGTGGTTGGTCAGATGACTATCCCTGATGTGGGAGAGAGTGCGGCATGAATTTAACTCTCCCGCTTCCGCCAAGCGTTAACTCAATTGTTGTGACTTAATGAAAAAGAAAATAACATGTAAAAATAAATGAACTCAAAGAGATGTAAGTGGATGAGGTCATTGTAATATTTTGGGTAAATCGCTAACTAGAGAAGCGATTTACCCTTACATTCTAGCCTTTATCAGATTTTCCTAAAACAAAATTGCCAATGCCAATTTTGTGGTTTTCATCAGAATTCTTTTCATTATTGTTTTTAATTTTTAAACCTCCAACTATGGGGTGCGTTTTATTTAACGAATCGAAAATGTATGGCGCTTCGTTGCCTATAAATGAAATTTTCGAGGTGCTATTCAATTCTTTTTTGAGCATCTCAAGTCGATGGATTTCAGCTTGAAGATTTTTAGATTCCTTACTTTTGCTTTGAATTTCTGCATCGAGATGATTGCTTTGTATCTGATTTTTGCTTATCAAACTGTTTAGTTCTTCTAGTTTGTCACCTAGATTTTTGGCCTGCTCTTTTCTATTTTTATATAGCTTACTCACATCATCGAGGTTTTCACTTTCTAATTTTACTCTCTCCTTTAAGTCAAGTAGACTCTGCTGCGCTTGCTCTAAATTGAGATTTGAAATCTCTTTTTCACTTACAAGCTTTGCTTGATTTGCTTCAATTTCCAGTACCTTTGTTCTTTCTGCTGCTTCGTATTGGATTTTGGCATTTATAGCATCTCCTTGCGCATTGTATTTTTCAGCTTCCAATCCCGCTGAGTGAACATATTTTGCTCGATAAGCTTTCTTATGAAAATTATCAATTAGGTTATTTAGGTAAGGGCTAAAGAATACAATTAATACGGTTGTTGCTAATGGGAGGTAATACGTTAGAGCGTGATCTAATAAAAACACTGATGAGATGCTTTTTACTTTAGATATTCTATCTTCAATGTCGCCCTTGCCAAAAAAAAGGACTGCCAAGCGTTCCCAGTTTATTAGTGACCATGAAATTATAAAACTATAAAAGAAAGGGCTTGCAAATCTATTCGCTAAAGCTGTGCTTAATGGCTGGCCACTTTCCACTGCTTTATCAAATGCTTTCCCTGCTAATTCGGCTGCCTTGTCTTGGATTTTTGATTCGCTCATAAAATTACCACTTGAAGTTTTTTTAATGATATACATAAGTTTATTTTAAGAAAAGTCCTAGTGCATTAAAATTGATGTTTTTATGCTAAACGTATGGCTGGTTAAATTTGAGGGTGATATTTGCTGGTTACATGAACAGTACTTTTGTATATAGTGAATGCTGTACTGGTGATTGCAGTCGCCGTACCGAGGTTGGTCCCGCTCACTTGCAGGTGATGGGGCGGGCCCATTTAAAAATGTTGTTCCAGTGTGTGGAGAGGTCAAAATGCTGAATCAATCAGCGGGTGCTATTGCGCCTGTAGTCAATGCTATTCAATCCCCAGTCATGACTAGCCGTGAAATTGCTGACCTTACCGGAAAGCAGCACGCGCATGTTATGCGTGATATCCACTCAATGTTTCGAGAGCTTGGTGTTAATCATGAGGGGTATCTCCATTTTTGGACACACCCCCAGAACGGACAGCAATACCCTGAGTTCTGTTTGGATCGTGAGCACACCGAATGCCTCATCACTGGTTACAGTGCCATCCTCCGCATGAAAGTGATCAAGCGACTGCATGAGTTAGAGGAAAGCCAGCCAGCTAAAATCCCGCAGACCTTTGCTGAGGCACTCCGCCTGGCCGCTGAAGCGGAAGAGGAGAAAGAGCGCCTGCAGCTGCAGCTTACTGAAGCCGCGCCAAAAGTAGCGTTCGTGGATCGCTACGTCACGGCCACCAGTTCAATGACATTCCGCCAAGTGGCAAAACTTCTTGAAGCCAAAGAGCCTGAATTACGCCTGTTCCTGATTGAGAGTCGGGTTATGTATCGACTCAATGGCGTCCTGACTCCTTACAGCCAGCACATCGAAGCCGGTCGGTTTGAGGTCAGAACCGGAACCACTAACGAATCAAATTACATGTTCAGTCAGTCCCGCTTCACCGCTAAGGGCGTTCAGTGGATTGGCGGACTATGGACGGCGTACAAAGCTGCAGGCGGTGCTGAGTGAGGGCATTGCTTACACCTGAAATAGCGCCACGAACAGGGATAGTGCTGCTCAAGCCGGGACCGGAGCTGCTGAAGCTGTTCAAATCCCGCGTTGTGATCAGCACTCCGACAATGGATATGGCAGACCTGCCATCAGGACGGCTGAATGACGGCACACAGCCGCTGCTTGATGAACCCTCACTGATTCCCTTCTTCGGTCACGAGCGTGTGATAGCGGCGGCTGGTGGGCCTAATGCGCTGGCATCTTTCGTCCAGTCATTTGGCTGCTGTCAGTGGGACCAGTCCGAAGCATGGCATCATCATGAGTTCACAGTCTCAGAAATCGAAAACGGCCTGGTGTCTCTTTGTTACAGCCACGATAATGAATTCAGGGAAAATGGCGTACCCGGTAGCATGGAGAATATCGCCAAAGGCAATACAGCGCTCTGGATCATCAGAGCGGCATGCAATCAGATGGCGCTGAGCGGTGACCACCAGCTGACGTTGCCAGAGCTGTGCTGGTGGGCCTCACTGAATAACCTGATTGATCTCATACCGGAAGCACCGGCCAGGCGCGTTCTGCGCATGCCAAAAGAGGTTATTCAGGCTGGCGAACTCAAAGAAGCCAGAATCGTCCCGGCGCGTCCGGCCCGCGAAGTTATTCAGGACGCTGCTCAGGTCGTCAAAAAGATAATCAGCCTTCATGCCGACCCGGAATCACCAGAATCATTCATGAAGCGCCCAAAGCGTAAGCGCTGGGAGAGTGAGAAGTACACACGATGGGTTAAGTCGCAGAGTTGCGCATGCTGCGGTAGTAATGCGGACGATCCTCATCACATCATCGGGCACGGTCAGGGGGGAATGGGGACAAAGGCCCATGATTTATTCGTGATACCTCTTTGCAGGGCGCATCACGACGAGCTGCACCGGGACATGAAAGCGTTTGAATCAAAATACGGCAGTCAGGTTGAACTGCTATTCAGGTTCCTTGATTTCGCGATTGCAGTCGGCGTTATCGGGACAGACAAAAAATAAAGTGTGTGGAGAGGATTAAATATGCGTGACATGTCACAGGTATTAGAGCGCTGGGCGGGCTGGGCAAAATCGGACAGCAGCGGTGTGGATTACTCATCAATAGCGGCGGGCTTTAAGGGGCTGCTATCTCAGGATTCAAAATTAACGCTCACCTGCAGCGACAATGACGGGTTAATTATTGAGGGATGCCTGGCACGGCTTAAAGAAAAGCGCCCGGATGAGCATGCGATCATCGTGCTGCATTACTTTTTTAATATCTCAAAGCGCACCCTGGCAAAACAGGCCAAGCGGGATGAGAAGATAGTGAGAATTGAAATTCAGATGGCTGAGGGGTTCATTGAAGGCTGTCTGGCGATGCTTGATGTTCGGCTGGATATGGATGCCGAACTGACCCCGAAAAAAATATTGAAAAAACCTCTCACGCGGTCCGCATTTTCCTTAGTAATCTGATAAGGTCGATTACAAGCAGTGCAGCTTATCTGCTAAAAGTCAGTTCCAAATGTGGATGTCAAAGCGCCTCCGGCCTCACCAGCCTGGAGGCGTTTTTTATTTAACATATCCTCTGAAAGGGGTAGGTAAAACCTTATCCCCTATAGGGTATAGACAAATCACCCTGTTGCCGACGGGCAAGGCACTTACCGCTTTTGCGTCAGGGTCCTTTTTTAAATAAATCACTCCTTCAAGTAAACAAAAGTGTTGACCGGGTAAGCATAAATGTTTACTATAGCTTCATGTTCAACAGACAGGAGGAGTAGTGAAGCAGAGCGAGTTCAGGCGGTGGCTTGAATCTCAGGGAGTCGAAGTTTCAAACGGTACTAACCATCTGAAGCTGAGATACAACGGGAAGCGAAGTGTAATGCCGAGGCATCCCGGCGCTGAGTTAAAAGAACCACTGCGAAAGGCCATAATGAAGCAGTTAGGCCTGAAATAATTAACCAGCCCTCCGGGGCTGGTTCTCGCGAAGTTTCACTAACACGATATGCGATACCCGATTAATCTCGAGCCGTGCGACGGCGGATATGTGGTTTCGTTCCCGGATATACCGGAGGCGCATACTCAGGGCGATACGCGTGAGGAAGCGCTGGCAATGGGACTGGATGCGTTGGTTACTTCATTTGACTTTTACTTTGAAGATAACCAGCCAGTCCCGGCACCGGGTCCGGTTACTGGCGATTTTGTAGAGGTTCCGGCCAGTGTGTCGGCGAAGGTGCTGCTGCTTAATGCTTTCCTTGCTTCCGGCTTAACTCAGGTTGAGCTGGCTTCACGTATGGGAGTTAAAAAGCAGGAGGTAACGCGCATCTTCGATCTGCACCACTCGACCAAAATCGATACGGTCCAAAAAGCGCTGAATGCGCTGGGTAAGCGGCTTGAATTAGTCGCTGCCTGACAGGCATCATATAATAAATTCAAAGGCTCACTTCGGTGGGCCTTTTTCGTTTTTGCGCACGCCAATCAGTCTCCACACACACTTTGACGCCGTGGCGTCGCGCAATTTTCTTATGACTACCGACAGCACCTGCCAATTAACGGAGGTGAGGATGAAACGCATGCCGGACAAAGACGTTGGGTTCTGGGCAAGCCTGATTGCCTGGCTATACGCCCACAAAAACGAAACCGGCTATGCGGGTCTTGCCGGAGTCATGGCGATTCTAAGGGCCACATACGTTGGGAAAGACGCATGGTCACGCCGTCTGCTTGATGCAGCGATGTGCAGCGTCTTCGCCTTCTTCCTGCAGCCTAGCCTTCAGGTAATTGGTTCGGTGTTTAACTGGCACTTCAGTGAGGACATTACGCGGGTTGCTGCGGTCTTCCTTGGCTTCCTCGGTGTTGACTACGTGTCTACGAAGATACGCCGCCAGATAGATAAGCGATTGGGAGACAGTAAT